ACTTGGCTACAACTATGTTATCTATGTGTATGCACACCAAGTTGGAACAGTCAACAGAGGTGTTCGAGGAAGTGGAATTTTGTCAGTGCCGACCGGTAGAGGTTGGTGGCAAGTGGCGCATGGTGCGCAATCCGCTAAGGGTTCTGTCCCGAGCGGGTTGGAGTGTGCTGCCCATGCCGGCGACGTTGATCCGGCGTTGGGTTCGCTCGGTCGGGCTGTGCGAGATGGTGCTGGGGCGAGGAGTCCCGGTGCTGCAGCGGCTGGGCGAGCTCATGGCCATGAGAGGATCCGGTCGATACTATACAACGGACAAACACTATGAAGCCCGAAAATTGCAACACAGCATCGAGCGCGTGCAACCCATTGATATAGAGTATTCAACGCGATTGAGTTTCGAGCGAGCGTGGGGCGTGGATCCACAGACCCAAATGCTCATCGAAGACACGTTAACAGTTGAATTTGACGGCCACGTGGACCTGTGTCACGAGCAGGCTCCACATGCCCGATACCTGTAACGTGGTTACATTTAGCATTAAACGCAATATGCCTAAGAATCAGACTGCTGGCAAGAATGGGCGTGGGCCAGTCCCACGACCACCAATGCGGAAGCGTCCACGAACGGCGCGACGCAACCATATACTGAATAATATTCCGGGCCCGGTGCCCATGGGGGTTGGTGCCACTGGCACCAACGCCTCCGTGGGCGCACTCCGGGTGCGCAACAAGGAGTATTGGTTCACTTTGTCTGTTCCGGACAAGGCCGGCATAAAGACAGTTGGCTTTACGCCAGGCGGGTCCGGCATGACAGTACTGGATGGCCTGGGCTTGATATATGATAATTATCGAGTTAATCGAGCCCAGGTGTTTTTGGTTGGTACAGCACCGACCACATCCCCTTCAATTGCCAATTGTTGCATAGATTATGAGCCCGGTTTGGCCCCGAAGACGCAAGATAATGTCTTGCGCACGGTGCCCAATGTAACTTTGCCGTTGTACCGTAATGCATCTCTGGTTGCTAATAAGACCAGCATGATGCGCCGTAATTGGTTTATTACTACTTCAGGCGCAGCAGCTGAACAGAATACAGTGTTTCTGTTAAGCTCATGGCTTACGGGAACGGCGGCGGAGTCTATATTGGTGTACTGTGATTATGA